TGGTGCTTTATGCGAAGACTTGATGACTGGTGCTGATATTAAGTGGTTTACTGAGGCTCCTCTGGAATTGCGTCAAGCAATTGTTCCTTATGATGAGATTCGTAAGGACATTGAAGTCGGCCAAGTCCATGTTCATGTCGATGGTACGACTGGTTCGGCTTTCATTAAGAGTAGACGTGATCCCATGCAACTTGCGGTTCTCCGTCACAGGAAACTGTTCGTCAATGGGGGTCTTTTGTCTCGGTCGTCTCTGACTCAAGAAGAGATTGCTGAGGCCGATCTTACTTCAAATGATATGGGTCTTGGGTATCGTGTGGCTGCGGTCACATTGTCCCCTGGACTCAAAGGTGGTCGAGAAGAGAAGAAGGAAGCGAAAACAGAAGAAGACTTAGCAGGCGACGATCCTTTTAGTAGCGCTGCCTTTGATTTTGGTCTTCTTTCGCCAGTAGCTGATTTCGTTCCTTTGCCATCTGGGTCTGATCCAGACGTTGAAGACTCCTCTCCTGATTCTTACTGGTTGTTCATGAAGAATGGTAGCTGGACCCTTTGGAAGTCAGTGCCGTTCAAGTGTCAAGGTTGGATCGGGAGATTTAAGACGTGGAAAAACAAAAATCCGTATTTGTCTCGTTCATTAGACTTTATGTTGATAGTTGTATCCATGTTTGTGATATACTTGGCGTGTGTTGCTACTATTGAGACTACCCGGGGATGGCTTCTCCAGCGATGGAGAGCGTACTTTGGAATAAATCTCGATGATATAGACGCCGAGGGTAGGGGTATGAAACATCGACATGTCGCAAAAGCAGAAGGGAAGAACAGCTTTCGCACACGCTTTGAAAACCGGAGGATTATGTACGACATCCTAGAGATGCAGACGAAACTGCGTTTGAGGATATGCCATTGTACGATCCAAAGGCTGATAAACGGAAAAATTACATCTTTTATGACCTCCAGTCCATTGAAAAACAATTTGAGCTGGGTGGAGTTGAGATGATAAATAAACTCGGTCAAAAATTGACGGCTACTGATCGCAAGACATATGATGCTTTGTCTCGTGGCGGATATAAGCCGTATACCGAGAACATCCGTGGCGTGGGTGGAGTTTCTCTTCCCTTGGCGGAGTGGAAACTGAACTCTGAAAAGTACGAACCTATCTTCAAGTTAGTTCATTGGGCGACCATCCTGGAAGGGAAGGAAGCTCCAACAAAGTTGAGCATGTCAAAGGACCAATTTGATACTTGGTCTAATGTGCTCCTTGACAAGAGACAGGTTTCGGAAAAAGTGAAGAGAGCGGTGAATCTACTTCGTAGTAACTTTCAGAAAGGTGTTACTCCAACCCAGCGAGAGATAGAATCCTACCAAGAGTGGCTTAGCGGTGATACTCCTTCGATTGAAGTCTTGGAATCAAATATCCAGACTCGAGTGGATCTGCGTTGCCCAAATGCTGTCAATGGTCACCCGTGCAAGATCAAAAACTGCCCCCGTTGTCAAAAAACTAGAGGTGAGTTTAAATCTTGTGACGCTGATATAGTGCATCAAGCGTTGTTGAGCCCTGAGAAGCGCCCAATATTACTTGATTGTTGTTACCAATTGATGGTTTGCTTGGACGGAAACTGGATCAAGCAGGGAACATGTTTCGCTGGTCCCTATGGCTTCTACACTTGTCGTCATGTGCTTTATGATGATTCGGGGACATTACTTTTTCCCCTTTGTGATGTGAAGATTGAGGATCGGCGTGGTGTGCGTTATGGAATTGATCCTTTGACACTCTGTACGCCTAGAACAGAACAACTAGCTCCTCGTCAGCGCAATGACTTTTGTAAATTCCGGTCTAGTAATATCGATTTCAACAAAGTGGCAAACACAACTCGTGTGGGCTTACGATGTTTAGTGAACAATCGTCGCAGTGTGCGAATACTGCGTTACATTCTCGGATCTCCCGACCCTTGTGAGAGGGAAGGTGAGGTGCTGCGTATAGACAGAGAGTCTGGTGTGTGTGAATATACATGCAACACTACTCCTACAGATTCTGGTGCTCCGGTTTTCGACGAAGATGGTCATGTCGTCGGAATTCATACGGGTCACAATAGAATGACCAATAGGAATGTGTTTATTCTGTTCTATCCTGAGGTGATGGTGTCTTGGTTTGTCCAGTCTGAGCCAAAAAACTTGTAATCCCCCTGTATGATGAATTAGCTGACGTTATTGATGGAGCTTTTGTGCTTAAGCACATCAATAATGGGATACAGGGGGATTACCAACCACCAGCTAATGTGGAGTTGATAGGTTTGGCTCAAGCGGATGAGGTGAAAACAGGGCTTTCTGTTCCTTATGGTTATGCTCCTGCCGTCTTCTCTAGAGCTTTGCTCGAGAATGACTTTAAAAAGAACCTCATTTGCTATGAATGGACACCAGATGAAAAAGCCTTAAGGTTGTCATGGGAAGCGCTTTCTCGGATTTGCCGACCATACATGATGGGTCAGATTAAGACTCTTGATGAGATCTTGCCCAGAGTAGATCGGACAACGTCACCTGGTTACCCTTGGAACCTCGTTTGGAGGAATAAGGGAGAAGCACTCGATAATGGACTTCAAATGTTCAGAAATCTTGTGTACCAGATTTTGACGCTCGGGAAAATAGATCATCAATGGGAGTTTCGCCCTGGACATTTTATCCATTTGCGTCATGTGTTTTATATGACGAGTGGGAAGGGTGAGCTCCGCACTGTTGACAAACTGATGGCTGAGGATCCAAAAGATCGTAAGACTAGGACATTTATGCCCGGATGTCTCCTTTTGCATTTAGTAAGCTTGATGTTGTACAGTGATCAAAATGATCAAATGCTTCTCATGGCAGGTGAGAAGGAGTGGTCGGCGGTAGGCATGACTCCATGGTATGGTGGGTGGAATAGTATGGCTGAGTATCTGTTGTCCGGAGGTGGAGATGAGCCTAAGAAGGAATTCATGTGTTGTGATGTTAAACACATGGAGAGTTCTCTTAATGACTCTATTCAGACAGGCATAAATCGGATGCGAAATGACTGTCTTCTCTGGGGAAATGATGTCAATTTTGGTTATCGAAACCTGATGGCTTGGTATCAAATTCAAACGACTCAGTTGTATATTATTGGTGTGAATGGGTGGCTTTATTTTAGGACCTGTGTAAATCCTAGTGGGAAGTTGTGTACACTAAATGATAACACCTTTGCTTTAATGTGGGTGTTTCTTTATGTGATTGCTCTCACAAAGGTTACGGTGTCTGGAGTCATCGAGGAATACACCCGTACGCCAGCTAAGATGATGGGGGACGATTCGATTGTGCAGTGGAGGTCCTGGCTCGCGAATTTAATTCCGCGAGCTCGTGATTTGGGCTTCGATTTGCGCCTTGAGTGTCCTGTGTGTCCTTTGCGGGATGCAGTCTTTCTTAATGCTGGGTTTCATCGTGCTGCCACCATGTGGTATTTTCGGCCAAACTTTGAAAAGATTCGCGCTTCAATTTTCTTCTTGTGGAAATCAAGAAGTTGGCGTTTAGCTTATGTCAAAGTTTGTGCTTACAGGCAACTGGTATTCCCGTTTGAAGATTACCGTCGAGAGGCTGATCGCATGTTAACTTACATCCTTCAAAAACATGGGGATGAAATGCGAAATGAGCACTCGATGGACTCTAAGATCACCTATGCTTCGACAATGGCGAGTCTCATGAGTGATGACGAGAATAGTTTCTTG